TGGTAGGAAATACACTAAGGTTCTACAAGGTAGTTCGGTGTGGGGTTTTATTGCTAATCAAGATGGAGCTCACAAAGGAATACCTCATAGAAAAGGTGATGTCTTCAAAGCTGCTGGTTGGAGAGCTCCAGCAAAGTGGGCTAGAGGAAATATTTTTGACGGTGGTAAGTTCTATAGATGGACAGGTCCTAATTACTTAGTATGATGGGACAACAACTAATAGATTATATCATCGACAAGTTCGATGGTAGTATAGTAGAAGACAACAAATGGCGTGTCAATGGTTCTAATGGTAATCACTATTGGGTTGAATGGCATCCATTTCACAAACACTATAGTTGTGGTTGTAAAGGATATGCCTTTAGAAAGTCTTGTAGACATATCAAAGAAATAAGTAATACATTCAAGAAAAATTTATTTAAAAAAGTTTTAAATAATGCTTGACTTGTATTGTTTTTCTGTGTATATTTTATCGTGAAAAAAAGGAATAAAATAATGAATTTGAAAAAACATCTAAAAGAAGGTACTTACACTTATTGGGTAAATAAGAGGAGTGGTACTATTCATCATGTTGGTGTTGAGTATAGTAAGTATTTCAAGAATTTCAAATTGACTATGAGCACTTGTAATCTTCCTTATGAGAGGATGTATTTCACCAAAGGTAGTGACATGAACGCTGTTGATAGGTTCTTAAAGAACTACGATTTTGTATGTGAGAATCCAACCAATAAGTTTTTTGTTGATGTATTGGCTAACAAGAAATTAAAGAGTGAGTTTACTTGGGGTTTGAAAACCAATGGTAGACTTGGTATCACTAAGGATGAATTTTTTAACAAAGTAAAAGGAGAAGCATAAATGACTTATGTTTATGAATATGTTGTCGGTAATGACAATGTTAAGGTGGAATATTGTTTTAGCTCTTTATCCAACGCCATTAAGGTGGTTGAGATGTGGGTTAATGGTAAGTTCCATAGGACTAATTGGATGAGTCCAGAAGGTAACAAGAGGTTGATGGCTAGGTTAGAAAATGATATGACCGATAGGATGTGTGGTAGTTATGTAGATGGTTTACAAACCACAGGTTTTGATACAGAAGTTGATTTGGATAGAGATATACCAGAGTTTGTAGGGCACTCATAGGAGTTAAAAATGAATTATAAAAAGATACTAGAACATTTATGTGAGATAGAAAGTGAGTTAGATGACGCTATGAATACTTTACCAGACTACAATGCTAACTCTGATTCACAGAGTTACATTGATGGTGCTAGATGTACTTTATATCATCTTAAAGATGAAATAGAAAAAGTTATCTTAAATGAGAAAAAAGACCACGACGCATTATACAATGTTAAAAGTAGCCGATAATATAGTTTGTAGAAAATGTTCATCCGAGTTAGATTCCAAAAGAGTTCAACTCGGTTTGTTTACTTGTCTTGAATGTTCTGATACTCAAAAGTATTCAGCTCATGTCGTGTATCCACACAAAACAGGTGCGATTGTCCAACCTGTCCAAGAAGATACTAAAAGAAATATTCAGAGATTAGACCGAAGGTCTGCTAATGGTGGACGAACTGCTAAAGGCATTTATGCTGACAATAGTTGGGATAGGTGGTTAGAATCTTACTATGACAATATATATAGTAAGACAACAGAGAAAAAAATCTCTCGTAAAAATTTTCAAAAGTTCTCTCATATGGAAAATAGAACACTTTACCAAACAATCGTCAAAGAATTTATTGAATATGGTTATCAACGGGCAGTAGACAAAGTAAACGAGTTATATTCACAAGACAAAATATCATTAATTCAGAAGGGTAAAATGATTGATAACCTTTCTAAATTACAAATGATGACCTCAAAAGAAAAAAAGTTTTTCAAAAAATTAGAAAATAATTCATAAGGTGGTACTAATTCTTTAGTCCTCAACAAGTCAACGACTTAAAAGAAGAAGTGCCACCTTATATTTATTAATAAAGAAAGGAAATACAATGTCAGTAAATAAACTATATTACCTATTAGGTGTATTGACCACATCTTTGTCTATTATGGCTTATATGGAAATAGTTGAGCCTAATACACCAATACAAACAAAAACTGAAACAGTTGTTCGTATGGTTAATGTGCCATTTACTCCAAGTGCCTATAAATTACAAGCAGATGGGATAAAATCTTCTTTGAACAAATCTAAACTCAAACATATACTTATCTATATAGAGGCTCTATGTTGGGAGTATGGGGTTGATTATGAAATGGTTAAAGCCGTTATACAAACCGAATCCGATTGGAATCATAAAGCCGTTTCCACAAGTGGAGCGATTGGTTTAATGCAGATATTACCATCAACGGCCATGTCCGAGTTTCAAACACCAAAACAAGATTTGTTTGATCCTTATGTAAATGTTACTGTCGGCATAAAATATCTAGCTGAACTTAACGAACACTTCGATGATTTAGAATCAACACTTACCGCCTATAGTCATGGTCCTACAGTAACAAAAAAATATTCTAATAATTATATTAGTAATAACTTTTATGTAAAGAGAGTTCAAAAGAATCTAAAATGAACATAGCAACTTTAGCTGGACACTTAGCCTTTGGTCTTATTGCCTTTTCTTTTTTGGTAAAGGACATACTGTATCTTAGAATACTATCTATACTAGCTAGTTTGTTCTCTGTACTTTATAATTTTTACATACCAGTAGAACCGATGTGGTTAGCAATAAATTGGAACATCATATTTGTTTTAGTTAATATCTATCATATAGCAGTTATCATTTATGAGAAGAGACCTGTTAAGATGTCAACAAAAGAAAAAGAATTATACGAAACTATGTTTCGTGGTTTATCACCAGTAGAGTTTCTAAAGATTACTAAGATTGCACAATGGAAAAAATTTAAATCACCATTACCAATTATTCAACAAGGTAAACCTGTAAATGATTTAATTTTAATTTACAATGGTATGGTTGATATTTTAGTTAATGATAACAAAGTAGCTGAATTAAAAGATGGTCAGTTTGTAGGAGAGATGTCTTTTCTTACAGAGAAACCAGCTACTGCTACTTGTAAAGTCGCACATAACACAGAGTGTTTAGTTTGGCCACAAAAAGATTTTAAGGATTTGTTGAAACGAAATCCCTCTTTATATTTTACAATACAGTCACTTTTAAGTGAACAAGTATCTAACAATTTAGTTTCAAGTTCTCAAAAATAATGCTTGACTTAATGGTTATTTGTTTGTATATTGTATTGGATAATTAAATAGGTTATCGTTCTCAAAGAATTGAATCTCATTTATAAGAGGTTCTTATGGGGCATAGTTCTTTCTTCCTTTCTTCTATGCCCCTAAAATTTAAACAATAAAACAAGAGGTTAAAAATGAAAACTAAAAGAATTGATATTTCTCAATTTGAATTAACGGCAGATGATAAAAGACAAATGAAGTCTATGGACAAATTGTCATCATCTACTCCTAACTATAAAGAAAACAAGAGAGTTAATCTTGATTACTTTAATGAAGGTGAATTAGATGATACTGCTGTTGATGATTACTCTGAATGTGATGGTCGTGAAGACTTAAAAACATTAGGTGATATTGGGATGGATGTGTACTAAAATCTAAAATCTTAATACTTAAATATAAGTGATTTGGTTGAATGGTAGATATTTATGAATATATGGAACACAAAGAAACAAGCAACGAACAAATCATTAAAGTATTATCTTTCATACTTAGCAAGTTAGATACTTTAGAAATAGAACAATCAAAACATAAAGAAATGTTTTATAAAGTTCGTAAGAATTTAACAGATGCTAATGACTTAATAAATCAAATACTTGATGTATTAGAAATAGAAAATCCAGAGTTGTATGATAAGACTATGGAGCAATATGAAAATAGTCATATGAAAGATTTGGTTTCTGTATTAGATAAACATATATCAGAACTTGATGATTTTACTAATGACCAAGTTCTTGAATTACTAACACAAATTGTAGGAGATGCTTAATGATGAACTCAGAGATGATAATCTTTTTAGAGGATTTAAAAGCTTTGTTATTAGAAATAGACACACATCATGAAGAAGACCAAAACGAAATACTTATAGAAGTCATAGATTTAATAGATAATAAAATATTAGAACTAGAGTCATAATTGTTACATTACATTATTACAATTACATTAGGAATTGTTACCACCTTTTTAGGGATAGTAACTTTTTACGCATTACGCCGTATTAATGCATACGAAAACATAATACTAAATATAAGCAACACAATAGAATCAATAAAACTTCAACTTAAAGTAATAGACGATAAAGGAACATTTGAATCAGACGATGAAGTTGGTTTTTTCTTCAATGAAATAAAACAACTTGGTCAAGAATTAGAGAATTTATTTGAAACTGAGGTTGAAGAAAATGAAAAAGAGAAAAAAGAAAAGTAAAATATATTTTGGTACACCTGTACATGATGCTATCGTAAGATATAATCACTCTAGTAGTCCATCAGAAAGAAATAAAATCTATACTGAAGAGATACATGCTGCATTTCTTAAGTTAGCAGAAAATATAATTAACACTTTTAAGTTTAGTTATTTTAGTTATGGGTTTAGAGACTTACAAGAAGAGGTAGTTTCTAATCTCGTTATCAACATGCATAAGTTTGATGAAACTAAAGGTAGTAAAGCTTTTAGTTATTTCTCTGTAGTGGCAAAAAACTATCTTATCCTAAATAATAATGCTAACTATAAAAAGATGAAAATTCATGATGATATTGATGTGTTATATGGTCATGGTCATGATGATGAACAAATAGAAAAAAACCCATCGGCTGATATATTTAGAAAAACCATAGATTACTTTGAAGAAAATATAGAAAGACTTTTCCCAAAGTCACAAGATAGAGATATTGCTGAATCAATATTGTACCTGTGTAGAAATAAAGATAACATTGATAATTTTAATAAAAAAGCAATTTATATAATGATTCGTGAAATGACAGATGTCAAAACATCTAAAATAACACAAGTCACAAATACATTTCGTAAAATATATCCAAAAATTCAAGAAGAAGTTCTCACACGAGGTCATATAGATAATTTAAGATATACAGGTTCTTTAGTATAATATTGTAACCATACCATATTTATATGTATGGATAATGACATTAAAATATTCGGTGATAAGAACTTCTCTGATTTATCCCAAGAGATATACGAGAATAACAAGTTAAAGAAAACTCAAATCGACTTGTTAATCCAAGAGGTGCATGGTTACATACAAGGTATCGAAGATATTGCTATTGTAGGTCCTATTATTAAGGAACTGATGGATGTGGGTATTAAAAATGATGACAACCTTGTTAAACTAGCAACTCTATATCAGAGAATAATGTCTAAGCAAACTATTGATGAAAGTGGTGTTAGTCTGTTGTCTGACGAAGAAAAAGAACAATTAATGGCTTCTCTTGAAGATGTAGCAGAAGACTTGCAAAAGAAGAAAGACGACATTGTTGATATGTCTGAGATAAGACAAAAGTATGGTGACTCATAATGGCTTTAGGCAGAATTTTTGATGATTTAGCAACTAAAGCTATAGAGTTTAATTTAGGAATCGTTAACAAAGTATACCTTAACAATTTTGATTCACCTAAACAAACAGAAGAAAAAACTCAATCGTCTCAAATGATAGACTTAAGACCTTTAAAAACCACTCTACCTACAATAAAAAATAAATTAACGGCAAGACCTTTGTTTAGGGGTATAAGTGATTCGATAACCAAAGGTGATATCGTTTTATTTACACAAATAGCAAAAAAAGTTTATTACATTGGTCCTTTAAATACTTTTAACAATCCAAATCAATCTTATTCTAATTTTTACGATTCTAAATTAGAAAACAGAGGACTATATCTTAGAAATGAAGTAGACACTAGTACAGGTCGTGGTGTTGAATATGCCGACAAATCAGTAAAAAAATTACAAAAAAGAAAAAGTAATTTAGATTTATATTCTATCTCCTATGAAGCATCAAGACACTCTGATGTTCTGCTTGAGGGTAGACACTCGAATGCAATTAGAATTGGTTCAAGAGATATATTTCCACTAATTAATATAAGTAACAATAATAATAATATAGAGGAGTCATTGAGTCAAGGTTCTTTAATATCGATGCTGTCAAATGGTTCTTTGGAAGAAAATTTCACTATTAATAGTGGATATAGATTATCTACTGATATATTAGGTGAAAACGATAATCCCTTGTTTAAGTTAAATCTTGGTAATGACGGTGAACAATCGGAGTTTGATTATAATTATGGTGAATTGGAAGATGGTAACGAAACAAAATTTAATCAAATAATTATAACATCAGATAAAATAACATTTGATGCTAGGAGTGGGGAGGGTGATTTTACTGTTTCATCAAACAGAAATATAAACTTTGGTTCTAAACAAAATTTTACTTTAAACAATCAAGGTTATTCAGTTATTAATTCTGGTAATATTTATTTAGGAGAACCAGCAAAAACTCAAAATCAACCAATGGTGCTGGGAGAAGAATTAAGAAAAATTTTAGAAATAATGACAAAGATATTAAAAAATGCTCACGCTCTAGTACAAGGAGTTCCAGTACCACTAGTAGACTCTACTGGCTCACCGTTATTTTCAGCAAGTGGTCTTACAGTTGAAGGAGCTGAAATAAGTATAACAGATGTGTTAGCAGAATTAGAAGAAAGAAGATCAACTGAGGATGATGAAGGAAACATTACTTATGGTATTGATGGACCTAGTTTTTTAAGTCATCATCATTTCATAGAAGAAAACAGATAGGAGTTAAAATGAAGGTTAATATATTTAAGAAGTTAATAAGAGATATAATAAGAGAAGAGTTAGATTATAAATTTAGTCGACTTGAAAAAAAGTTAAATGAAGTGTTAGTTAATGGTAATACTAATAGTATAGTAGAAGATAGAGCACCACAACTTAACTCATCTTCAACTAAAAAAACAAACACTCAGTCAAAAGTTCCAACTCCGACATTACCACAATCAAATCCTGTATTAACAAAAGATAGTATCTTAAATGATATTCTTGCTGAAACAGCAGCATCTGATGATTGGAAAAAAATAAATGAAGAACCTCAAGTTCAGTCTGTAACAGATAATACACAAAATTTGCCTGAACATTTAACAGAGGCGTTCACAAAAGATTATTCTCAAGTAATGAAAAAAGTAGAGGAAAAAGCAAGGTTTAAGAATGGGACTTAGGACAGACATATATGATGCCTTTGAAAAAAACTTAGGAAAAGAATATCTTGATGCTGATGCTAAAGGTAAGAAAAAAGTTGAAGATTTAGCTGATGATTTGAGAGATGCGATAGTAAAATGGGTTCAAGCTCAAACATTTACTGTTACTGAATTAGAAATGTCACAGACTCTCACGAATGTACAAGGTATTCCAAATGCTGGAGGTCCTGTAACAATACCATTAATACCCATAACCACTGCTGTTAGTGATACTGGTCAAAAACCAAGTAATTTAAAAGCTGGTGGTAGGATAGAGTCAATGAAAAGTAAAGTACAGTTAAAAAAAGTAACGAAATCATAAAATGCCAATATTAGACAGAAGAAAAGATAGGTTTGTAGAAGATAAAGATACGAGAGTTTCTGTAGGAATTGATTTTCCTTTTGCTAGAGTTCCTAACGGTGATGGGTATTTTCAAACTACAAAAACAACTGTAGACGCAATAAAAAATAATATAAAACTTCTTTTAAAAACTAATAAAAGTGAAAGAGTTTTTCAACCAAATTTAGGTATGGGTTTGAAAGAGATATTATTTGAACCATTAAATGATGATACAATAATTAAAATTGAAAATGAAATTTTAGATACATTTCAAATATGGTTACCTTTTGTTGAACTAAGAGATATTCAAGTAAATAGAGTGGATAGTTCCAACCAAGTAAATGTGAAGATAGATTTTAATTTAAAAAGAGCTCCAAATTATATAGAATCGGTTGAAGTAGATTTAACTACAGGTGGAACAGGAGTAGCAGAAAGTGGTGGTGCTTCGAGTGGCGGCAATGTAAGTGGTGGAGCTACTGCTGGAACTAGTGGCGGCGGTGGTGGCGGCGGTTACTAAGACATAGGAGATATTAATGGCATATACAGAAAAACAAAAATTAATACCGACAAATATTAATTATACTAGTAAAGATTTTAACACGATAAAAACTGATTTAATTGAGTATACTAAATCTTATTTTCCTGATACATACAAAGATTTTAATGAAACATCTCCAGGTATGATGTTGATAGAATTATCAAGTTATGTTGGTGATGTCCTTTCTTATTACATTGATTATAATTACAAAGAAAATATTTTAGCTACTGCCACAGAAAAAAGAAATATTCGTAGACTTGCAGAGTTTCTTGGTTACAAAACTCCAAACAAAACACCGTCAGTTGTTAGGTTAAAAGTAGAGACAACAATTAATGCTGGTGATAATGGAGAACCCTTATACGGTGAAGCTCCATCATCTATTGATAGTGGACTACAAATTGCTTCAAATATCGACTCTGAGATACTTTTTGAAACAACAAGTGAAATAGATTTCACATCAAGTGGCTCTAATGATCCTAAAATAAGTTCACCGATTCTTGACGAAAATGGAGAGGCCACTTCTTATGTTTTAACTAGGTATGTGAGAGCTATATCTGGTAAAACAAAAACAAAATCTTTTACAGTAGAAAGTCCAACAAAATTTTTAGAGTTAGACTTAGGAGAAGATGATTTAATTGAAGTCATAGACTGTGTAGATGCCTCAGGTCAAAAATGGTATGAGGTTGATTACCTAGCACAAGAAAAAGTATTAAAAGAAACACACTACACTAATGATAATACAAGAGATACTTCTTACAGTCAAGGAGAAGCTAGTGATGATGTTTCATCCATACCAATACCTTATGTTGCTGAATATATAAAGACAAACAAAAAGTTTACCACTAAGTTTGATGAAGATACTCAAACATATAAATTTCAGTTTGGTAATGGATTATTTAGATTTAGTAATTCTGGTTCAAATGTAGATCCCGTAGAACAAGCTGGTGTAACTATAAATGGAACTAATCTTTCTGATATACCAGGTTCTATAGGTCTTACTGTTGGTAATAATTTAAATTTAGGGGAGACTCCATCAAACACTATTTTAACATTTACTTATCGAGGAGGAGGCGGATCTGAAACCAATGTTCAGTCAGGTGAACTTACAACTGTTAATAATAGCCCAAGTGGTGTAGAGTTAACAGTAACAAATGATGAACCAAGTATAGGTGGTACTGATGGACAAACAGTAGAGGAAATAAGAAATAATGCCAGTGCTTTTTTTGCTTCTCAACTTCGTTGTGTAACTAAAGAAGATTACACGGCAAGAATACAAAGTTTACCCACTAGATTTGGTAGTATTGCTAAAGCTTATGTTGAAAGATTAGATGGTGGTACACTTTTTGTTTCTACTCTTTCTTACAATCAAGGTAAAAAATTAGTGCAAACTCCACAACTTATATTACAAAATGTAGCCACTTATTTAAATCAATTTAGAATGATTAACGACATCGTTGATTTTGGATTTACGGCAAATGATACTTTATTTTCTGGTTACTTTATTAATTTTGGAGTTAGATTTATAGTTTCAGCTGATAGACGATTTAATGTAACTCAAGTTAAATTAAATGTTATTGATGTTATAAAAGATTTTTTCAAAGTAGAAAAGATGCAATTTAAACAATCAATTAATATGAATGATTTACAATATAACATTTTAAGTTTAGATGGTGTAATAGGAATACAAGAACTTAAGTTATTCCAAGATGGAAATGATGAATATGCCACTGGCAGAAAACTTTACTATTATCAAGGTGATGGTGATATTGTTTCTGATGGAAATATAGACTATGGATTTCAATATAATTTTGAAAACGCTTTAGAGAATGGAATTTATAGACCATCAGTTACTCCTGCTGTATTTGAATTAAGAAATCCTAATAACGACATTTATGGGAAAGTGATATAATGCATAAATATTTTTTTACAACCAAAGACTCCTTTATCAGTAGTGGTTCAAATCAAATTACAGGTGAAGATTTTAAAGATAAAAATACAGGACAAGATGAAGTTCTTGAATTAAAAAAAGTATTTTTTGATAGAACATTTCATTATCCAACTCGTGTTTTATTACAGTTTGATACTGAAGAAATTGAAACTTATATTAGTTCATCTGTTTTACCAAGTGATTATGAACTAAATTTAAGACTTTATGAAACCGAAGGTACAAGTGGTTTAAGTGAAGAGTACACAATTGCTGCTTATCCTATAAGTGAATCTTGGAGTGAAGGAGTAGGTAAAGAGGCTGATGTTCCTAAAACAACAGATGGTTGTAGTTGGGAAAACAGATCGTTTCCACAAGGCGGAGCTGAAGTCACTTGGGAAGATGCTGGTGGAACTTACATATCAGAAGATGAAGTTACACAATCATTTTCATCCGAATCACCTGATATAAATATGGATATAACTTCTGTTGCTAAAAAATGGTTTAGTGGTGAAAATAATAATTTTGGTTTATTAGTTAGACTTTCTGGTAGTAGAGAAATATCGACTGGTAGTTTTGAAGATTTAAAATTTTTCTCAAGACAAACTAATACGATATACTCACCAAAAATAGAATTAAAATGGGATGACCATCTACCAGCAACTGGTTCAAATACAGGCAGTTTAACTGAACTAGATGTTAGTGGCAATAGTGAAAACTTTTTATATCCATTACATTTTAGAGAAGCATATAAAGAAAACGAAACTGTTAAGTTTAGATTTGGTGCTCGAAAAAGATACATACAAAAATCATTTACAACATCAGTTCAAACTGTCAGTGGTAGTTTCATACCACATGGTTCGGGTTTTTATTCTATTATAGATATGGCAACAAACGAATCAGTTGTACCTTTTAGTGCTTTCACAACAATGAGTTGTGATAATACTTCCAACTATTTCAAACAAGACTTAAATGCCTTTGAGCCTAATCGTGCTTATAAAATACTGATAAAGGTTAATCACAACGATGGTCAGGAGATAATCTACGATAACGACTTTGAATTTATATTGAGGACTTAATATGCCTTATCATACAAGACAACAAGTCACACCTTCACCTCAGCAAACTGATCCTATTGATCCACAACAGACTACGACTACACAGACAACTCGTAGACGAACTACGACTACACAAAGAACTGGTCAACAACAAACAACAACTACTCAACAAATTTCTAGACAGACTACAACCACTCAACAAAGTGAAACAGCTAGTAGCACATCTAGTCAACAGTCCATGACTACTAAACAGCAAGATACAGAAACTATATTGGACGAACAAGAGGAAATATTAAAGGATAATCCAATTGTGCAAGTAAATTTACAGGCACTTCCAGGTCAATTTGTATTCAAACAGACGGGTGAAGAATATGTAGGTTCATATCACTTACATCAAAACGGTGATGCGATGATTAGGGCTGGTACTCTAGGAGTTGTTCATGAATTATTACCCGAAGAGATTATAGTGCCTGTCCAACAACAAGCACTAGAGGAAGAGG